TTCTTTAGATCGCGCTCGACCAGTTCGGTCAGCCACTTGGCAGGCATCAGCCTGGTGGCCGAGACCTCAAACCAATGGCTGTTAAGTGACATGGCCAGCCACTTGGTAATCTCAGCCCATGTGACCGAGCGCAATTGAGACTCACTGTTGGCCGATACGATGGTCGTCGAGCCAATCCGCGTGGTCAGCATCCACAGCACGATCCACGAGACTAAGGCCGACTTGCCGATACCCCGGCCGGACGAGACTGTGTGGCGCAAGGTGTTGAAGTCAACCAGACCCTTGTTTGCTTGTATCTGTGTGGTTATCTCTTGCAGCACTTCACGCTGCCATTTGCGCGGCCCGTCAAAGTTCTCCAGTGGCGTACCCTTGACGCCCCACGGAAACGTAAACTTTACAAACGCCAGCGGGTTGTCTTTGTACTGCGGCGACCACAGCCGGGACATTAACTCTTGTTCGTCTTCGGCGCTGTACTTAGTTGACTGCATTTTGTTTTCTCGTTGGCGCCAACCGAGCCTTAAGCGTCGGCGTGGGTTCGTGCGCTATGACGTCCACCACGTCCGGTGCTGCGCGTCGTTCGGCTTCGGCCAGCGCGCCAATGATGGATATGCGCTGATCCACATCGACAGTGATGGACTGCTTGGCTACCCAGCCGTGGACGTTCTGAAGAATGGCCAACGCCGCTTTGGCGTCGCCTTCGGCTGCTGCTTGGTGCAGTTGCTTAGATGCGGTCATCTCGCCTTCAGCGCGGCCCTTTTGTTCGGCCATCTCAGCGATCGGGTCTAACTCGCACAGTTGGCGGTACGCTTTGGGCAGCAGCCCGGCGGCCAGCGCCAGGTTGTCGCCCTTTAAGCCCAGCTTGGCGGCGTCGTAGATGCGGTTAAGCACCGCCTCTGTGGCGCGCACTTCATTGATGACGAGTGGCAGTGAATAGAAACTCATAAATTGTATGGCCGCGTGAATGCGTGCGCGAATGATATATCAAAAAATAAAAAATTAAAAATCTTTTACAAAAACTAGGTTGCAAAAAAAATTGTCTGCGAACGCTCCGTTGCAGCAGGCCCTATGCCGTCGGCCCTACCCCCTCCCCCTCATGCCGAACCCAAAATGGCTGTGGATCATGTGGACATGTCCACGCAGGTCGCATGGCCTGGTAGCAGTGTGGACAATGTGGACAGTCCACATGCGGACCAACACGATGCATTAATGCATGGTCCACAATGCCCACATGTACGCGCGCCAGCAAAATGCGTCGGTCTAAAGTGTGGACAATGTGGACATGTGGACAATGCGTTTTCAGTTGGTCTACCCCATATTGAGTATTACTGTGTTTATATACAGTACCTATCTTTTGACAAACCTTTCAAACACACTATCCACAATGTCCACAAAATGCCCAAAGCCTTGCCGCTACTAGCTTCGAGCGTGGACAATCTCACGCCATCTCCAGCGTCCACACTCAGCCCACAATGTCCACAAAACAACAGTTTTGCGCTGTTACACTCTGTTACAAATTTCTTTACGTGTAGTACTTGACAGCGTAAAGAAATAGCTTACACTCGGGGTTCCCTCGCGGGACGGACGAACCATAACCAACTAAGGAACCCACCATGAAATCAAAAGACTTCGACACCATGCGCTTTAACTTGCTGGAATATTCCATCTTGGCGCAACAGTTCGCCGCGCAACTGGACACCGACCCGAACACCGCCGAAAGCGCGCGCGTTTGGTTCGCCCTCGCCGATCGCTTATTTGAAGCGGTCGACCAGGCGGACAACATGCGCCAAGTCATCACACCTGCGAAAGCCTAATTATGATAATTATTTCCACCCGCGCAGCTCAAAAAGCCGAGACGATCACGCCCGATCAGCAGCAGCTAGTCAAGCCGTGGCTGTCGTTTTGCCGCGATAGGCACATTCGCCGCGCTAGTGTGTATGTCGATTATGACAACGGCAGCAGCCCGAGCCGCTGGACATACAAAGAGCGCGTTCGCAAGTTCACAGTGAAAAGCGCGCAGACGCTTGAGATTCTCACGTCATCGACAACCCTTGAGGGCGCGTTAAAACTGGCGCGCCCAATATCTGAACGCCGCGAGGCTTTCGCAAACCAACTGAAAGGCTAACCATGAAACTCACACAATGCCCTGAAACAAAGCTCTGGTATGTCACCGGTTACATCACCGGCCACAAGTATTGGGGCGCGACTGCCCGCGATGCTGAACAAAACGCCGCCATTTATTTTTACCGTTAAGGATTGACCATGCACCGCTACACATACAAACCAACTCAGGAAGCGCTGGAGAAGCGCCGCGCCGCCGCTATGGACATGCTCGCAGTTCTTGCCTACTCAGTCGCCCTGACTGTCTGCGCCCTTGCCTATTTCGACATCCTCACATTCTGAAAGCAAAAAATGGCCAAATTAACTGTCGGCGATAAAGTCGCCTTTTCCCAAGCTGTCATCCGCCGCACGATGGACGGCACCCGCGCCCGTGGCACTGTCGTCAGCGTCAGCGCCAACACGGCCGCGATTGACTTTGCGGGCACATGGGTTGCCCATGAGGACGGCGGCACAGTGCGCCATGTGCCCATCGCCAACTTGACCAAAATTCAGCCCAACGGCGTCATTTTCTCCAACTAACCGAAAGCCCACCATGTACATCACAATCGATAACGCTTCACAATTTCGCGACGAATTCAACCGCGCAGGCCGGGGCGATCAATTCTCTTATGAAGGCCTCGGCCTGCTGTTTGACTACTTGGAGGAAATTGACCCCCAGTACGACCTGGACGTCGTGGCCTTGTGTTGCGACTACACCGAATCGACGCCCGCTGAGATCGCGCGCGACTACTCGATCAACCTGAACGACGTGGACCCTGAGGACGACGACTACGCGGAACAGTGCGCGGCCATCGTCATCGAACACGTTAGCGAGCAGGGTGCGCTGGTTGGCGTCACCGAAGCGGGCGCTATTGTCTACGCTAACTATTAAGGGGCCGCTATGCTAACTAACCTCACCCCCACCGAACGCGAGCGCATCGCCTACACCGAAGGCTTCACTGAAGCCGCCTCACTATTGGCGCAGCTTGCAGATTTGCAGCTTGAACTTGAAGAAGTGCAGATCGACCGTGATCTGTACCTTGAAGCCTTGGACGAAATTTATAAAGGCTTGAAAAGCGGCACGATGACGTCTAACCAAGCCATGATGCTAGCCGCGCGGGTTATCCCATGAACCACACCGAAGCCGACTATATCAACACCGGGGCGGCGTATGAACGCGCCAGCAGCCCCGACCGGGCGCAGGCAATCGCCTACAAGCTGCGCGCCATGCTCTCAAGCGAACGGCCTGAAGATCAAACGTATGCGCGCACGCTAATCGAACGAGGGCGCGCGGATGCTCGTTCTAGTTAGCCTTCTAATCGCGGCCTTGCTGGCCATCTTGCTTGACCTATAAAAAAGGGGCCTCACGGCCCCTTAATCATTTCACCAGGCGCACACTTGACGCGGGCGGGTCTTCCACCATGTCGCGCAGTTCGGACCGGCTAACCCCGGCCATCTCAGGCGCGCAAAAAATGTGCTTTTTGTTGTCAAACCGGCGGGACTTCAGACGGCCCATATCTACCCATCCGGCTTCTTTAAACGCGTGTAGAAGGGCAGGCTGCACGACTTTGACGCTACCCTGTGCAGTGCCTTGCAAACGATCGCACAGCGCGTGCCACGGCGCGCCCACCACGCCCCGGCTGAACTCACCAATGCGTGAGCGCATAAGATCAACCAGGAACGACTCAGCGCCACTCATGCCAGCCTCGACCATGATCGCCTTGGCTTCGGTCATCATTGGGGTTGCACCAGGGGCAAACGCGGACACGTCACGCTGATGCAGCCAAGCCGCCACGGCCGATTTACCGCCCGACTCAAGCCACGCCCAAATGACCTCACCCTCGGCGTCACTCATGCGGGGCGCGTCAGACCACGCCACGAACCATCGCCGATCGTCTGAGGGCAGATTGATCGCCACGCGCTCGTTAGAAAACGACACGACCAGCAAGCGGTTCACCATGTCATAAGGGGCCAAGCCCTTGCGCTGCACAGCCAAGAACTCAGGCGGCGCAGCGATCAGGGGCTTTAGGGTGTTCTCAAGGGCCCTACGGTCTTTGGCTTCAGACTGGCGCAACTCGTTAATGACCAGCACCTCAGTTTCAAGGGCATAGCCCCACTGTGAGGTCACTTCTTCGTTACGCACCAGCGACACGTTACGCAGCGACTGCCCGCCGATCGCATAAAAGAACGGTGCCCACATGGTGTCTTTACCGCTGCCAGGGTTGCCCCCATGCAGTACGGCGTGGTTGATTTTGCGGTTCGGATGCTGAACCTTAAACGCCATCACGTTCAGGATGTGCGCACGCTCTTTAGCGTCTGGGATCATGCGTTCCACATGGTCAAGCCACGGCTTCACGTTACCGGCGACCGGAACCGGCCGGGCATCGCGCCAGCGGTTGCCGTAGACGATGCCGTCGCGTGAACAAAGGATAGTCTCCCCAGCCGCGTAGGTGACACCCTTCAGAATGCGCGCGCCCTTGGCTTGGCGGTTCTCATCAAAGCACGTACCCGCTTCAATTTTGGGGCGCTTACCGTGAATGCTGTTGCAGGGGACGTGCCTATAAATCGCGTTGAACGAATACCGCGCCACCTCATGGCGCTCTACCAAATCAAAGAAGGCGTCATCGTCTTGTAGGTATGCAAAGCGCTCATACCAGCCGTCTTTCTCAAGCCGTCCAAGTTCTTTGCGCTCGACCTCGGCCACCACGTCGGCCACTACGTCGGGGAACGCGGTTGTCGGTTGAAGTTTGGCCAGCGCAGACTCCATTGCAGTCGTCAGCAGTTCCTCACGCAGGCCGGGCGTGTGCTTGGGGCCACCATTGTCGGCCACCCATTGCAGGAACACGGACGATGTAAAGTCTAAGCAGTGCGAGTGCAGGCAGCAGTAAGCCCGGTTTGCGGGCAAATAACGGCCCTCTGGGTTGCCGTCGCTGTGCGATGTGCTGTTGGGGCAGATCACGCCAGCCCAGCCCTCTTGATTGGGTTTAGACAGCAGCAGGCCGTTTTCTGACAGCCAGACCATCACGTCATCTGTGCCGTCGTCACTGATACGGATGGGCTTATATGCGTCGGTTGCCACGCCGGGCGTCACGTTAAGCGCTGCGCAGATCTCAGGCAGTGTGAAATCACGGTGCGCGTAAAACTCGACCAGCACAGACTTGAACTCATCACGGCCGGGCTTCAGGTTCACGCTACCAGGCAGGCGGAAATTACGCACCGCATTGATCGCGCCCTTGTCGGTGTAGCCTGCCTCAGCAATAGCGACAATGGCGGCGCTAAACTCGGCCTTGGTCGGCTGCTCGCTGAACACATAGCCCCACTGAAACGAACCTGGCGACGTCTCCATCTTCCACGTCGGCTCAAGCGGCGGCACGGTGGCCTTGGTGCCCACGTCGTCCAGCACCATCACCAGCACATACTCACAGTTGGCAGCCTGCGCGCCGGGGTAGCCGTCTTTGAAGCGGTCGATGATAAAGCTGGCGGTGTTGCCGTAGATCGCCCATGAGGGCTTGACCTTGGCGTCGGGCAGCATGGCGGGCCAAGTGCATTTGATAGCGCCATCGGCGTGATACTGGTATTGGTTGTCTTTAAGTTGTGGCTTTTGGCGCACCATCAAAAAAGTTTCGCCCTCCGGCGCTAACTCTGTCAAAAACTCTATAAAATCGCTCATGGCTCTCTCCTTAGTTGGGATTTAGCCCCCGTCTAATCCACGGGGGCTTTCTTTTAGCTATACCGCTTTGTTGTCACGCCCTCAGCGGCCAAGGGTAAACCCTCAGCCCACGCAGGCGGTGTACACATGATCTTGTGAATGTGGGCGGCCGTAGCCTCGGCGGTTGACTCAGGGCACTCGACGACAATCTCATCATGGACGTGTAGCACGATGTCATCAAGCTGGCGCAGTGAATGGCGCAGCACATCGTGCGCAGCCGCTTGAGTGACGTTCTCGCAAGCCAGACCACGCCACAAACGGGCGCGCGGCCACTCGGTCGCATCGGCTGCTGGCTTCCAAGCTGCTTTGGTGTACGTCACGTTGCCTTCTTCGTCAAACTTGGCGTTTGGGTAGCAAAGCACCCGGCCGGAAGGCAGACTGTACCAGAGGGTCTGGCCATCAAACAAGTACACAACACGACCCGCAGCAAATTCATGCCCTTTGTTTCTCATGGCGCGCAGGTACGCATCTTCTAAACGTCGGCCGTGGTCTTGCGCCCAAGGGTTTGCCCTACGCCAGCCCTCAACAGCGCGGGCAACCTCAGCGGCTGACAAGTGGATGCCGTAGGCGCGGCCGAACACTTCAAACGCGCCAGCACCACCAAGAAAACCCAGCGCCAATTCTTGCACCTTACCCACTTGGCGTTGATCGCCCGTCACGTCATCGTAAGCCACGCGAAAGGTCGCAGTAGCGTTAACTTTGTACGGGTCAAGGCCTGACCGGAACACGTTTAGCTTGGCTTCACCCGCCGGGCAGTTGGACAGCCACGGATGCACGCGCCCTTCGATGGCCGACCAATCGTAAGCGATCAGGACGTGCCCAGGCTTGGCCACAATAGCCGGGCGCAGCATCTTCTTTAGAACGTCTGTAATGCGTTTTTCGAATCGTGGCACGATTTCATGGCCTCGAACCATTGCTGTGCGGACGGTTTCGGGGTCTTGAGCGCTTTTACGCGGGAAATTATGGACTTGAGCGCCGTACGACGAAGCGCGCCCTGTTGCACTGCCTCCAGCAAAAACAAAGGCACCTCTAACTCGGCCGTCTTCCTCGTCTGCCAAACTTTTAAGGCGGCTGAACTTCGCAACCGACGACGCCCAAAGGTCATCGGCGCACTGTATAACTTCGGCCACATCGGCTGGGACTTCATCATGGTTCTCCATCGCAAGCAAGTTAGCCCGCACGGTCTTGTCAATAGAATATTTTTCGCCGGTCCACATCAGCTTTTTGGCCTCTGGCCCGACACGCTCCAGCACCCACTCGCGCATCTTAGGTGAGCGCACGCTGGTGATCACGCCCTCTGTCACCTCGGCGACGATCTTCTGTATCTCGTCCATTTCAGCGCCAGCGTAACGCACGGCGGCCTCGCACAACGGCACGTCCACCAAGACGCCCCGATCGTTAATGCGCTCGTTGGCGTGGTAGTCGGCCAACTCATCGTCAGACAGCGGCCGCATGGCCTTGCTGACGGCACGCATGGCCCGCACGTCTTGTTCGCAGTACGCAATCATCTCGGCCATCAAGGTCGGGTCGTTGTTGAACGTACCATCGGCCTTAGGGATGCTAAGTAAACGTATTAGTTGAGCGCCCCGGTGGTCCTTCTTCATGTCTGCGCCAGCAAAGCGGCCGACGTCCTCAAGGCTACCAGGCGCGCAGTTGGACCGGGCTTGTGCTGCGGTGCAGTAGAACGACTCAAGCGGGTAATTCTGTTGCAGCACATACCAAAAAATTAACCGCTCGAAGGCGGCGTTGTGGGCGTAGATCATGTGCCCTGTGAAGTCAGGCAACGGGCCTGACGTCCACGTCTGCACTTCGCCGTCATCAAAGGCGTAGGACATACACAGCACGTCGGTGCTGGCGTCCTGAGCGTAGTTGTAAACGCCTTTGGCCTTCAGATCGCACCGGCTACGGGTCTCGAAATCGATATAAACCATACTGTACTTTATAGGTGGGGGCTTCGATTTGGTCTCGTCAAGGTAGGGAAGAAAGCCAGAAAATCCCTACAGAAACATCCTCGAACGCTGGCTTAACAGCCCCCGATTTACTTAGACGCTACGGCGGCGACGGCCAGCAGCAGGTGCTTCTGGCTCTGCCTCAGCAGCGGGTGCGGCTTCTTCAGCAGCGCCGTCAAGGCCAACCCACTCGACAATCTCAAACACTGGCGTGTAGATTTTGCCGTAAGACTTGTGCTGGTAGTGATCCTTCTTCAGACGCACGACAGGCACAGGCTTAGATTGGTCTTTCTCAACTTGCGTCGCAATGGCGACACCAAGGGTCTGGACCGCGCGCTTGCCGCCCACCGAAGTGGTTGTGAAGCGTGCTTCCATGTCCTTGTCCTCGCCAGTGGTGCACTTGAGCGACATACCGATCTGAGTCTCCCAGCCGCGCTTGGCGTCCTTGTGAGCGCTTTCCAGTTCAGGCAGTGGCTCAGATACGCCAACCATCTTCTCGCCCAACACTTCACCATCACCCCAAGCGATAAAGCCGTGGATGAACGAGAAAGGATTGATAGCCCAAAGAGAGTCAGGCTCGGCTTCTGTCTGGTCTGCACCAAAGACCCAGTGGCCTGTCTTGTCCATTTTAAGGATGACAGTACCGGCTGGGCCAACGTCTTTTTCAAGCGCGCGCAGGGAGGTAGACAAAGAAGAAACCGCTGGCAGATTTGCCGAAGAAAAAGTAGTCAATTGCATTTTAAACTTTCATTGGATTTTAGAAAGAGCAGCCGTAAGGCCACTCAACTGCAACACTGCTGGACGGGGGTCAGCCTCATCTGCCAGTGTTGTGCCTGAAGACAATGACACCGTTAATTCCGGTGGCAAAGTCAACTTGCTCTTTTTGAGTAACTTCTCTGCTTGCGCAGGCGAAATCACTTCACGTTCTTTGTATGGGTCAATGCCTGCGACGCCTAGGATAGCCACGGCTTCGTCTTCATCAATCCACTGTCTTGTACCGCGCTTAGCAACCAACTTGTAGCCTGGCACGGGCAAAGACTTCTCAAGCAACTGCATGGCCAGACCGCGCAGGTCTTTGATCCAGTCCTCTAAGAGGTCTGCATTCTTCAGGTATTTGCTTAGCGTGTCAACGTCTATTTCTTTCAGTTGCACTTGCAGCGCGCGGTCCACAGCGCCGGTCATCTTGGGGCACACCGGCTTGGCTGCGCACCAGCGACAGTGATCGCCCACAGCCAGCTTGGCATCGGGCAACTGCGCAGCCTTCACGGCCTTAACCAGATCGCGCTCAAACTGCGAAATGCGCTCTCTTGTGGTGACCCAACGCTTCATCATGGGAGGCTGCACGATAACGCACTCGATCTCGGTTGCGCCATCAAACGCCCAAGCTGCTGATTCGGTACGCATGGCCGCAGCCGCGTAGAACATCAACTGATCATTTTCTTCAGCATCGACGACAACGCCGTCACCAAACTTCCAATCAAGAACAATGGCACGAGTACCAATACGGCCAACCAAGTCAGTGCTGCCAAATACCCCAGGCAAGAGATCACCGAAGCCAACACGGGTTTCAACTTCATACATCATCTCCTTGTTTGGGTCTACTTCGTCAAGCAGCGCCAGCGCCGTCATGATCTTCTCGTCGTACAAGTCTTGCGTCAACACTTGGTCTTCGTACTTCATGCCGATCACATCGACGTTCATATCTTCCAAGATGGCGCTGATGGCGTTGTGCAACAGCGTGCCACGGTCTGCGTGTTCGCTGGATGGCTTAGGCGGCATCTTTTGCACCAGCACTACGGAGCCGGGGCAGTTGATGACGCGCTTGGCGGTCGAGCCGCCGACGATATTACTGTGCTGCATCATCTTCTTTCGTGCTGACAACAAAGCCGTCGGGCATCATGCGGTAGCCGGTCGGTTCAACTTTGTCAAACTTTGCGTCTGGCGCAAAGGAGTTAGCAAAATGCAAAAGAATGCGCTCAACTTCGGCGCGGGTAAATTCAATTTTCATGGGTACTCCAGTTTAGTTGATGGAGATGCCAGTGTACACTAAAAATAATTGTTGTGCAAAACTTTTTTACATGATATATTTTAGGCCATGAAAGAATCAGAAGTTGAACGGCACTTTGTTTGGGCCGTCGAGCGTGCAGGGGGCAAGACGTGGAAGTTCACGTCACCAGGGCGCAAAGGCGTGGCCGACCAGATCGCTTGTTTGCCCGATGGGCAGACGTGGTTTGTGGAACTCAAGACCAAAGGCGGCAGGCTGTCACCCTTGCAGAAAATGTTTGCCGCTGATATGGCAACGCTACGTCAGAGTTACGCATGTTTATGGACTAAGGAGCAGATTGATGAATTCGTTAGACAAACAAGTTGACGGCAGCCATTACAAGGATATGCCGATCCAGCCGGTTCAGTACATCCATGCCAACGCGATGGGCTATTTGGAGGGCAACGTCGTCAAGTACGTCAGCCGCTGGCGCAACAAGAACGGCATTGCTGACCTTGAGAAGGCCAAGCACTACATTGAGTTGCTGATCGACTTGGAAAACCGCCGTGCAACTTAGGCCCTATCAGGAGTTGGCCGCCGACTTCATTTACGAGCATGACCGTGCGATGGTCCTTGCGCCTGTGGGCGCGGGCAAAACCGCCATCACACTGACCGGCATGTGGGAGATGCTGCGCGACGAACACGTTAAGCGCTTTCTTGTCTTAGCGCCTAAGCGCGTCTGCACCGACGTGTGGCCAGTCGAGCAGCCCAAGTGGGCGCCGTTCATGTCGCTGGCCGTGGCTGTGGGCACGCCCAAAGAACGCACTGCGGCGCTTAAATCCAAGGCTCAAGTGGTTGTCACCAACTACGACAACATTCAATGGCTGGCCGAGCAGTCGCTGAACTTTGACGGCATTGTGTTCGACGAGTTGACCCGCCTCAAGAACCCCAGCGGCGCACGCTTCAAAGCGCTGCTGAAAGTCATGGACCCGATGCGTGTGCGGTGGGGTTTAACCGGTTCATTTACCAGCAACGGACTTGAGGATGTGTTTGGCCAGTGCAAGATCGTAGACCAATCGCTGCTGGGCCGGGCCAAGGGCGCGTTCATGCAGCAGTATTTTGTGCTGATGAACCCTGAGTTTGGTGAGTGGGCGCCGCGCCCCGGCGCGCTTGATAAGGTCATGCAGAAAATCAAACCAGCGACATTTGTGCTGGAGCCGGGCGACTATAAGGACAAATTGCCGCCCTGCCATCACGTTGAAATGATGTGCAAGATGGACTTGACGCCGTACAACAAGCTCAAAAAAGAGTTTGTGCTGGACACCATCACGGCGGTCAACGCGGGCGTCGTCACTGGCAAGTTGCAGCAACTGGCGTCGGGCTTTGTTTACGACACCAAATCAGTGGCCTCCGAAACACCCGGTAAGTTCACTGTAACACAGACCCCCATATGGTTTAGCAGCCATAAGTTTGACCGATTGACTGAATTGCTTGAGGAGAATCAGAATGCAAACACCATCATTGTTTACACGTACAAAGAAGAACTCGCCGAACTTCAGCGACGATTCACCATCACAACGCTTGATGATGCTGACGCGATCACTCGATGGAATGCAGGTCAGGTACGAATCCTTGCCGTGCATCCTAAATCCGCAGGTCACGGGCTTAACTTACAACACGGCGGGCAGCACATGGTATTTTTGTCCTTGCCGTGGAGTCTTGAGTTGTTCGAGCAAACCGTGGGCAGGCTGCACCGTAGCGGCCAGCGGCATGACGTGTGGGTCTATGTACTAATGACTGAGAAAACTGTGGACGAGAAAATATGGGCGGCGCTGCACACTAAGCAGGCCGTATCTGAAATTGCACTGGAGGCGCTTAAATGAAACGCATTGATTTATGGAAAGCCAAGCTGAAGGCCGCAAGGTCTGAGGCCAAGCACAAAGAGAGGCAGATGAACTCGGCCATCCGCAGTTATATGCGCACCGATGGCGAAGTAGTGGATTTAGAAAGAAAAATTTATGATCACATGGCGAAAACTAAACAGTGACCTGAGCGTAAAAACTGAGGACGAGGTTTTGGATTTATTAAACCAAGAGCGCGCATCCCACAAGCGCGTCACCGTGCTGGAGCGTTTGCACCAGCGTTACAACACTCTGCGTGTGGCTAGAGAGCGCGTGGAACTTTTGAGAGAAGCAACCAAATGAACACAGTCCGACTAACCCAAGCGCGCGCCCTGTTCCCCGGCCAGCGCGCCTATCAGCGCCAGTGGGCGCGCAGCCTTCGCCATCTCGGTGACAAATGGTTGTTAGCTGTACCAAAGGGGAAAATATGACACAAGCCCAAAAAACATTTGAGGCAATCATGATTGCTAGTGGTAACTACGATTTCACCAAAGCAAAAAATGGACGTTATGCAGTCCCTTCACTTCAGACACGCTGGAAATATTTTTTACTTGGCTGGGAACTGAGAGGTACGGTATGACTGATTCAGGCTGGCGCAAGCGTCAGATTGCCCTTGACATCAAGGCAGAGAATGCGCGTGAGTTGGGGCTGGACTATGACGTGCATTCATGCAGCCCGTTTTGCACCAGACCGTTATGTGTAGCTGTACGGGAAGCTGTACAAGCCGAGCGTGAAAAGTTCTTGGGGGCGTTGCGCCAACTGCACGACTCTTATTCGCTGGCAAGCAATTCAAACGCCCTCAAAGCAAAGGGACAAGCATGAAACGACCGATTGAATCAGACTACACAAGCCTGACGGCATACACACGGGCGCTTGAAAAATACTGTGATGGCTTGGCACAGCCAGAGCAGGAGCCTGTGGCGTGGATGGATGCGGATGGCAATGTCAGCGACAACAATGACCACAAGTGCTTTCCAATTCCTCTTTACACCACCCCACCCGCAGCACAGCCAGAGCAGGAGCCGGTGGCAAGCAACTGCACTCACGAATGGATAGACGACACAAAAAACAAACCGCAATGGCGCTGTGTTAAGTGCGGCAAAAATTACAGGAGAGAACAAGCATGAATGATTACGAAGATGATGAGTTCAACAGGATTGAGATGGAGGCGCGTGTCCGCATGATGGCTGTGCGCTACGCTATGGAGCGAGCCAAAGAGCCAAGCCCGATCCCATTGATTACCGACGAAGAGTGGGAAGAACTTAACAAGGGTGACGATGCAGTCCCGACACAACCAAATACGTGAACTGCTGCTTAATTCGGAAGATGGCATGACCGCCAACGAGATCGCCGCAAGGCTGGACGCAGACCCTGCTGCAATACGCAGGGCATTGCCGGATGTGTACGGCGTATACATTGACAGGTGGAATGCACCAAAGCGGGGGCAATACGCAGCCGTGTATGTTTGCATGGAAGTACCAGATAACACACCGAGGCCTAACAAATGATGGATTTTCTTTGGTGGTTGTTTACCGGCATTGCAGGCGTCATAATGCTTGCGCTAATAGCGTTGTGGTTACACGCTTATGCGTAGGGGCGCGTCAAAGCCATAAGTCTTGTATTTGTCATTTCAGACCATTACGATTAAAGAGCAGCAAATTCGCTGTATTTAATTGGGGCTGTTATGTACAAACTTGAAATCGAATTGGGCTGGTTAGGCGATGGCAAACTGACTATTGAAACACATGACTTTGACGTTATTGAAGTTTTGAAAGAGTTTGTTGAGTTCCAAGAAGGCGAAGGCTGGGTTGGCGCTTGGGAAGGCACCGCTTTTGAAGACTTGGAACCCGAAGAAGAAGAAGACGAAGAAGAAGCTACTGTGTAACTTTAATCACACGGCCTCGGAACTCAATAGATCCTTGGCTGTGTGTTGTTACCAACTCAGGCAAGATTAATTTTCCGTCCACAAACGTCAGCACTGCAAAGCCACTGCGCCAGTTAAGCGGTCCTTGTTCGGTGTAATCCTCAAACTGTGGACCATAAGGCTCTGCAAGCGTACCCGTATCAATGCCATAGCGCACCCCGTTGTAATCGCTATATGGCGTTACCTTCAGGCTGTGCAGGTGACCAGTTACAATATTCTTGCCGCTAGAAAGTGCGTTGTTGTGCGTTGCATGAACGCCACCTTTAAAGCGGTGCTTAACAACTGTCTCATTGTTTATCCATATTGCCCAGCAAGGCTCCCAATCGGGAAAGTGGTCTTTAAGGGTAAAGCCTTTAACGTGTTCATATTGTGGCGCGTTAGCTGCCAAAAACGTTTCGAACCTTGCGTCATGGTTACCCAAGGGCCACATCAATTTGACGTTGTGACGGGCTTCTTTAGCGGCCTCCTCAATGTATCCCATTGAAATAGTGCAGGCTTTCAGTTCTTCCATCACGGAAGGAGACTTTGCCCAGCCAATGCGGGGGTGGCGACTGATACCCGCCCCATCAAAAATATCCCCGTTAGCTATCACAGCGTGAGGTTTAAGTTCTTTAATCGCCCACAAAAGGCCATGAAACGCTGTTGTGTACACCCCAGGCCAAAAATGAGCATCGCTAAACACAACTACAGTACCATTTAAGATGCCAAGATTCTTTTGCTGCGGGTGAGTAGCGGCAACTTGAAGATGCTTGTATTGATCTGTATTCTGTGGTGCTACGATAGCTATCTTGAGCTTGTTCTCAATACGTCTACGCCGCTTGTTAAGCCCCGATTGGGTAATGCCAAGTATTCTGCTGGCTTCTGACATTGAACTGCTGTTTTGAATGGCAGTCATAATTTCTTTATCGGTATTACCCATTACAACTTCTTTCGCCAATATAGGGTTTCTTTACACCCCCAAGGGTTAGAAGGCTCAAACATTTTGAACCCACATGAAATCAGACTGTTTGCCGAAGCAGGGTTAAGACGAGTATCAGTTACAAGCCACTTCCACCCAAGAGCTTTTGCCTGTCGGATTCGGACGTAAATAAACTTTTTCTGTATGCCGTGTCCACGAGCAGAAGGAACAACACCTGCCCGACACAAATAACCACAATCAGACCAAGACACGCTGCGAACAAGCCCCGCAAAACCAATATCCATGCCATCTTCAGAAGCAATCCACCAGCATCCAAAATTAGTGTCATACAACTTATCAAAAGGTAGGCAAATATTCTGAAGTTCCGACAGTTTTATCTGAACGGAC